ATTGTCCAAAGACAAAGAAACATTGCAGAAACTTATCGGAGGCGTTGCGTGGATTACCTATCGTATTTCCCACAGAGATATCCAGAATACACCGCCAACCAACAAGCGGGGGAATACCCAAATAGTAACCCATCGAATTTCGTTACATGGAATTTGTAAAAAAGACATATAAACCAAAGGAGGAAAAGGTCAAGAAATTGACCACCTACATAACGCAATTGAAAATCGTTAATGCGGTCAAATGTGATTTGTTTACAAAAACAACCAAGATAATCGCCATTATGATATTCTTCACGGGGTGTTCGGCCGAATGGCACTTAAAAAAAGCCATCCAAAAGAACCCCGCTATGGCACAAACAAGCACCCACACCATTGATACGCTATTTGTAACCGATTCTGTGAGCATTACAGACACTTTCACAACAAAAACGATTGATACCATCACAATTGAAAAAGACGGCGTTAAAACGATTGTTTACAGAAACCACGATGTTATCCGAGTTCAAACAGTTGTAAAGGCCGACACCATTAGATACACCAAAACAATTCAGTTACCCGCACAAATAAAGTACACGGAGCGCGTAAAGGTTCCACAATGGATTGGGTTAACTTTGTTTTTGGGATTAATTTTGTTAATGATAATTATAAAACGATGAGCGATTGGGGTCAAGAATATAACAACAAGTCAGCACCATCGCAAGGATGGAAAACACCATCACGGAGTTCACCACAAGGGGGCGGAACGCGGGGGTGTTTATGCAAGAATGAAAATAAGTATTCACGAAAGTGTTGCGATGGCTCATTATGGGCGCAAGGGATTGGAAACATCACACGAAGCCCCGTATTTACAAACGAGCAATGGCAAGGAATCACTACAAAGTGGGAAGAAATCAACGAAACTTGGAATAATATATAAGATATGGGAATTTCACTAACGGGTTTAACACCCGCAACAACATACGACGCCTTAATTAAGGTGGGCGATAACGGACCAATTGATGCAACATTAAAAGTGTTATCTGATGGATTGGGTACAAACCTACCAATGGAAGCATCCACCACGGGTGTAAATTTCACGGGTAATTTAACGCAAAGCGGAACGGCATTGCAACCCGTGTTGGTATCGGGTACAAACATCAAGACGATTAATTCCACATCAATTTTAGGAAGTGGAAATATCGCGGTGGTAACATCACCAAGCGGAGTCGCAGGTGCAATTCAGTTCAGCAATGGAAGTGCGTTTGCAAGTGATGCCACAAACTTGTTTTGGGATGATACCAATAATAGGTTGGGGGTTGGTACGAATGCGCCATTTGAAATGATGCAAATAGGTAGCCCGACAAATCGTGGCACACTAAACATTGTAAATGATGCAATTAGTCCTTTTATTCGTATGTCGGCAGGAAATTCTGGGAATAATCAATCTACAATTGTTGGTGATGGTAATGGGGCATTAGATTTTAAATATAATGGCACTACCACTTTGTATTTAGATTATCAAAATAATGTTAGTATAAATACAGCACGATTGGCGTTAGGTGCAAAACTTGGAGTTCGTGGCAGTGGCTCAACATCCGCCACTACATCGTTTTTGGTGCAGAATAGTTCGGCAGTAAATTTGTTATCAGTAAACGATGCGGGTAGTTTTAGTACAACAACATCGAATTTTTCATCGGTAATATCTAACGATTCAAATTCCTTGCAAGTTACGGGTAGTGTTGCCGCAATTCGGGTAGGTACTTCAATAACAATAGAAGCAAGTGCAATTTTACAAGCCGATAGCACAACCAAAGGATTCCTCCCACCCCGAATGACAACAACCCAACGCAACGCCATTGCATCACCTGCCACGGGCTTGGTTTTGTACGATTCCACAACTAACAAATTACAATGCTACGATGGTAGCACTTGGAACGATTTATTCTAATTTTGTAAATATATGAAAGCAATTCAAATTAATACAAGCGTAAACCTTACAAGCGGTTTATCAATCCCATCGGGTTCAGTATGCGTAATCGCAGAAGGTTACGCCGATGTAAAAAGTCAAAAAGACGGAATCATCCCCGCCCAAATCGCAACATTTGTTTTTGCAAGTGTACAAACATTGGCAGAAGGCAAAGCCCCGATTCAAGGGATTCAAGATTTTAACACCACTTTTTCCAACCTTGAATTATCGGTTGTAGCGTACGAAACAATCCCAGCAGAATCATTGTTGGTGAATGCCGTGTACGATGCATTGGTAGCCATTTATGGTGCGGAGAATGTGGAACAAATAACCATTTAATCGTTTTATTGATATGAGTATTTCAGCAAGTTCCTTTTCAGCGGGTTACACGGGTTCCAAGGTCGTTTCAAACACAAGTGCCAACACGGGCAGATTCCGTGGGTTTGTGGTAAATGCGGATGCCGTTGTATCTGCAATTTTAGACCAGGCAAGTGCATCGTTAATGACACCATTGGGATTGAGTGGCGTAACATTAAAGCAAGGCACATTCATTGCCGTTGCCGATGGTAGTTACATCAGTTCAATCACCTTGGCAAGTGGATCGGTTGTAATGTACGGAGAATAATGTTTGGCGTTGGTGTTGGTGTAAGGGTTGGCGGAACTGCGGTTGGTGGTGGTGCGGCACCCGTATACGATGCGGATGCTCAAGCATTCTTTGACCGCGTTACAACTGCGGGTGGATCACTTACCACCACCGAAAAGAACGCAACCAATCAACTTGTGTTGGATATGAAGAGTGCAGGTATTTGGACACTTCAAAAAGCCATTTATCCAATGGTTGGTGCAAGTGCGGCAGCGTGTGCGCAGAACTTAAAAAGCAGTTCGTTTACGGGTAGTTTTAGTTCGGGTTGGACTTTTGCGAGTACAGGGGCAACGCCGAATGGAACGAGTGCGTATATGAATAGCGGATTAAATGCAAGTACGAATTTATCTACAACTTCTTTGAGTTTTGGGGGTTATACAAGTTCAACGGCAGATGCAACGGGTTATCATGGTGCATTTCCACCAAATTATTTTATGCACTCTTTTAAATCGTATAATTTTACCGAATTTTATCGGACTAATGGTAGTGCTTTAGATATTAGTGGTGGAATTGTTGGTATGGTACAAGCCAATCAATTATCAACTAACTCAAAGATTTATACAAATAATACCATTGGTAAAAATGATACAATTACGATGACAAGTTTGCCAAATCTAAATATGTATTTAGGCGCAGCAAATAATTCAGGAACAGCCCAATTTTTTGATAATCATTTGATTTCTTATTATTACTACGCAGACGGATTCACCGATACACAAGCAAGTGACCATTACACCGCCGTACAAGCATTTCAAACCACTTTAAGCCGAAATGTATGATAGGTTACACACTTACCCCCGAACAAAAGGATTTGATACAAGGGCAATACTACGCACCTTATCAGTTTTTCAATTGCGTTCAAGATATTAACGGAGTTTGGTTTTTGTTTCTTTCCGATGAAGACAAACCCGAAGTTGCAATAACCGAATACGCTTGGGTTTTAGATTTACCCGAAGCCGAATACATCCCACCACCACCACCACCATTCCCACCTACTGAATAATGACCGCACCAAAAGTTAAACCCAATGCGTTGCCAGTTTCGTTTGAGCAATTTAAGAAAAATCCAATTGCGGCCGTTTCTTTTTGCATGTTGTTGGCTGTGTCTTATTTGTATATGGACTTGCGTTCGGGTTATAAGGAACAGATTGAAAAGGCCAATTTCAAGATTGAGGCGTTGGATGTGAAGATTGATAAATTGACATACGCATTGAAACGATCCGATTCGTGCTTGGCATCGGCCATGACCGAAATCCGTATAATGCAAACAATGAAGAAACTATGAGAACGGCATTGTTAGTTTTTACCGCCCTATTTATGACGGCTTATGTGTTCACAATTGCAAACGCAAAACAAACACCTACAATCGACGAAATAGATGCGTTGCTTAGCAAGGTATCAAAAAATGTAGAAAGTGCGGGAGAAGTCACCAAAATGGCTCAAACGATGAATGCAAAGATGGTTGAATCAAAGGTTGCAGAAAAGGAAGCGTTAAAAGAGGATGTAAAGAAGGCGAAAGCCCAGGTGGAAGCGTTAGCACAAAAAGTTGAAGTATACGCGGTTAAAATGATTGGCAGTGGTATTGACACCGCCACCGAGGAAATCAAGTACAGTGGACCCGTGTATGATGCGTGGTTGAACTATGTTGAAGAAGGTGGTAAAGAGGATTTTGCGTATTTCAGA